AAAAGATCCTAGGTTTACCAGTAGAAGATGTAGAGGTTAAAGCCAAAACTCCTATATTTACCGAAGTCGTGGATTTGGCGAAAAGCATGGTCGAAGGTAAGATTTCTGAAAAGATTTTCAAGGCTTTTTGTGAGAAGCATAAAGAAGAAATTTCTAAAGCAGGTAACAAGAATTATTTCTCTCATAAAGAAAGAAAAGATCTTGCTAAGAAAGGAGAAGCAATGCCAAACGGTAAATATCCTATTCGTAATAGTCAAGATTTAAAAGATGCGATTAGGCTTGTAGGTGCTTCTGATATGCCAGAGAGTGAGGTTAAAGCATGGATTCGTAAGAGAGCAAAGGAATTAGGTCTTGAGAAAGAATTACCTGAAAGTTGGGATGAGGTGGAAAAAACAATGAATACGGAAGACTCACAAGTTCTTTCAAAAGAAAGTCTCGATCCTAAAACAAAAGGACCTCAAGGTAGTGGTGTTGGTGAGATCGAAAAATCAATAGATTTCAAAGGTGCAAGAAAAAAGAAAGAAGAAAAATGGAATGCAGAATCTTCTAAGGCAGTTGTAGAAGAAGATCCAGATCCAGAACTTATGACTATTTGGGGAAGTTTTAATACAAATTTTTCTGGGACAAAAATAGGTATTGATCGTTTTGCAGATTTTTTAGCTACATTTCGAAAAACGATTTTTGAAATAGGTGGGGAAGTTGAATTGGTTTTAAAGACCAAGGATTTTGGTGAGCAAAATTGGATGTTTAATGATAAGAAAGGTGTTTTTAGATTGGATGCAATTTCAAAAGTAGAAGATGTGAGAAAATCTCAAATTGATAATCTTTCAAAATTTCAGGAAAATGATCTTATCATTCGTTTTAATGATCAAGATGATCTTCAAATGTTTAAATCTGTTGTACAAGATTGGAATAATGAAGGTAAGATAAACATCCAAAGTATAAGTGGAGGTGATAAGAATGAATTAGAAAAGGCTGAAAAACAAGAAAAGAAAGTATTCAACGAATACTTGAATTTCATTGAAGGAGCAAAAACTCGATTGAAAAATATTCATTGGGGAGAAGAAGATAATTCTAAACACGTCTATCTTGATGATCTCTCAGAAGAAGTCGGAGAATTTGAAGATAAGATCGCTGAAGCTGGACAAGCTGGATTTGGTAGGTTTAAAGATGGAGAGATCCAAGGAGATAAAGTCGAAGAAGATGATCCGGTGAAGATTTGTCAAATGATATTTGATCGTACTATTGAATTCAGGAAAGAACTTGAGGGTAAAGATGAGTATAATGGTGAAATATCTTGGATAGATGATTTTCTCGCCTCTCTAAAACAGAGTAAATACCGTCTACAAATGCACTGATTTTGTTAGTTTCTAAAGAGGGAGAATCAACTCCCTCTTTTTATTGAAAAGAGTATGAGTCAATTGATTGATAAATTGAAAAAGTTAGGAGCTTCTTCTTTAGAAATTGAAGTGATTATTTATTCAGACGACATAAATAAATCTTTGAGTGAGTTTTATAAGAAATCTTTAGAAGAAGATTTGTTTAAAGCTAAAGCTGCGGTTGGCGAGATTCGAGAGTGGAAAGGGATTAAATATCAAAAACAAGCTGACGGAAGTTGGAAACTAGCTAAAGGTCAAAAAAGAACTAAGGTTTATGCTTATAAGGAATTAAAAGAATTTGGTACTAATTATTCTTCTTTCGAAGGTAAACCAAAACAAGCCATTGATTTTCTTTTAAAGGAAAAGAAGGGTCAAGTTATTGGCGCTTGGGAGAGAAGAGGTTTAGGTAAGATTGATATTGTTTGGGGAGATGATATCAAAGGGATTCGTCATATTAGGAAGAGACATTTTATCGAACAAGATGATTTTGAATCTCTTGAAGAAATGTCAGATATTATTTCTGATGTTTTGAAACATGGTCGTATTGGAAATTTTTACGAAAACAACTCTAAAGTTAACATTCACAAAGATAAATATAGAGTTGTATTAATGAGAACTGTGGTCTATGACGAAGAAGACAACTTTAGGGACAAGATCTGGGTATTAACTTCTTTCGACTATAGCAGACCTAAGGAAGATAAAATAAGAAAAAGCTCGATCGTACTTAATGGACCTGACGATTCTAATGATATGGACTCAGCAAGGCACAATCCCTTTATAAGCTCCATCGCTTTTTCTGAGCGTAAAGATATATTAAAAAAGTCATTGGAGCAACATTTGATGAAAACTTTTTCTCAACAAAAGGACAATATTTTAAGTTAAAGACGTTTTATTCTTGAAAATGTTTGTTCGTTTAAATTTAATCTATATCTTTACCTCGAAAATGTATATAACATTTTAATTCGTAAATTCGTTAGGAAATGAAAAAGAATATATGTATAACAGTTTTGACTGTTTTCAGTTTGGTCTTGATTTAGATATAGATTTTGAAAAGTCTTCAAAACAAAAAGATTTTTCTAAAGAAGAACGTTATAAGAATATGACGTTCTCTGGTCTTGCATCTGATAAGACAGAAGATGCTGAAGATGAAGTTCTTGATCCTAATGGTTTTATTTACGATCGTTTTCTAAAATCAGGATTATTTAACCTTGATCATCTTCCTACACGAAGTCCAATCAACAAAAGTCGATTTTGGATTGGTGAGCCTTTAGAAGCTAAAGTAAGAGATGGAAAATTTTTTGTGAAAGGAAAACTTTGGGAGAACTCTCCAGAAGCTAGAGCTTTTTGGGATAAAGCAATAGAAATGAAAGAATCGGGTTCAACAAGAAAACCTGGTATGTCTGTAGAAGGCAAAGCATTGGCTCGTGATCCTAAGAATCCAAAGAGAGTTACAAAAGCACTCATTACCAACATAGCATTGACATTTACTCCGGTAAATCCATCAACTTACGTTGATATCACTAAAAGTATGAAATCAAGGGATATTGATTTTAATAGTCCTAAGGATTTTCAAACTCAAGCGATTTTATTGGAGTATAATTCTAACGGTAAAGTCATTCAAATCGATAGAGATTTTAAGATTTCTGTAAAGGATAGTCCATCTTTTCAAGTTGAACAATTTTGGGATCTTTATAAAGGATTTCAAAAGGGGTTCATATCTAAGAAGGTTTTAGATGACTTTTTGAAAAAATCTGGAAGAATAATTTTGTAAATTCGAAAATAGAAAACTATTTTTACGAAAAATAAAATCAAGTTAAATTATGAAAGCAGAATGGAAGAACTCATCCATAGTTAAAGCTCTTTTAAATGGAGGTTTTGACGAAGAGTATATAGAGAAAGCCATTGAGAATGGTGATATCATACTTGAGAAGTCTAAAACTGAAAAAGAAATGGAGCATTCTAAAGAGGATGAAGAAAAGAATGTCGTAGACGACGAAAAGCATATTGAAGATTTGGAAGAAGACGAGGACAAAGATGATGACGATATCGAAGATCTCGACGAGGACATTGAAGAAAAAGGTAAGAAGAAGAAATCTAAAGAAAAAGTTGAAAAAAGTTTCAACAGAGATCTTATGAAATCTTTCGGTTTTGAAATGAAAGAGGCTTTTAAAGAGGCTATCAAGGAGGAGATAGAACCTCTTAGGAAATCTATTGAAGCGATCGGTGCTCAACCAACTCCTTTTAGAAGTGAAGGTCTTGATAACGCTACTTTCTTGCAAAAATCTATCGGCACTATGAAAGACGATAACGGTAAGATTACTGTAAATATTGTAAAACAACGGCCTTTAGCACGTACTCTTATTGAAAAAGCTATTGATTCAGTTCAAGACGATGAAGTTTTGATGAAATCAATTGGTGACGATGTTTTTGCATATTTAACCAATCCTGAAGCTGAGACTGTAGGTGAGAATCTTGCTCGTTATATGTATGACAGTAAAAACGTCAAGTTCGTGCGTTAATTCGTGAATAAATCTATTAAAATTATATAGGATGGAACTTTATGATTATACAGGTGGTGCAGTTTCCGGTATGTTGGAAGACATTGATGCTGCAGAGATCCTAAAAGCAATGGAAGCCGGTTTAAAGACTGGTATGCAATATGATAACCAGATCAGTAATGGTGGTGGTTTGAAGGTTGAATCATTGGATTCAGTATTGAAGGTATTAGGTAACCGTTTGAATCAGTTGGTTGTTTTGAATGAGATGCCTAAGCATAAGATCGACAACACTGTTCATCAGTACAATCAATTGTACAAATATGGTGAAGAGGTTGGAATCTTTAACA